GTCCTTCATCATCTCTTTGAGATTAAACTTTTTTTGAACGTCTGCCTTTGGCTTGCTCAAATCTTTTCCCTCCTTTTCTGATCTGTTTCCACGCTATCCTCGCGAGCTTTTCCGGGTACTCGCCCCAGGCCAGCTCGTCGTTTTCTATCGAATTCGTTCTCGCCTTGATGGTCTGCGCGAAAGTCGCACACGCATAGACCTGTTCCCACTGATCGAAGAGCGCCCACGCTTGAGCGAGAGCCACCCACGATTCACGGAGCCAGGGACACTCGGCCACAGACTTCAGCATCCATTCAATGACTTCTCCCGCATCGACTGTCTTGTCTTGCTTGTGTCTCTGCATGAGAGCCTGCGAGATATACCGCATTGAGAGCGCCCGGAGCTGTTCAATAACGAGCGTGTTCTCGCCTTCCTTGATCTCTTTGGTGAGGTCGAGGTGCCTCTTGGCCTCTTCGATGGCCTCTTCAAATCTGTTATGCATCATCAGTTCTCTCGCACGAAGCCATGAAAGACGTTGATCTGTGGGATCTTCGGAGACGGCCTTGTCGATGAGTTTCTGATACTCTCTAGGTTTCGAGAGATCCTGATAATGCCAGCTGTGAATGTCTTCGCAATAAACTTCCAGAGTCTCGCCATTCCCATGCCATACCAAGATTTCGTGAATGGGAGACTCCCAGTGATAACCGTGTCTGACGTGAATCTTCCACTGGTACATTGAAGTCTTTGGTTTCGTGCATTTCTCATCGAACCAGCTGAACACGAACGGCCAGCGAACGAGAGTGGCCTGCGGGTAAAGCCGAAAGATTCTCTCGACCTTCTCTCTCCAGCCCTTCTCCATTACTTCGTCTAAATCAATGCACAAACATACGTCGAAGTCTTCAGGTACATTCTCAAGAGAGATGTTTCTGGCTACATCGAATCGCCACGGTTCGATCTCTGCATGAAAGACATTGACCCCACGTTCTTTGAGAAGTTCAACCGTGTTGTCGGTCGAACCGGTGTCTGTAACAAAAACTCCATCCGCTTCAGCGATGGAGTCATACCATCGAGGCACGTGTTTAGCCTCGTTCTTTGCGATCGCGTAAACTGCGACCTTCAAGTTATCCCCTCCCTGAGTGTTACACGTCGTCGTTCCTTTCTATCTCGATCAATGCGACCGTTCCGGTGTAGTACGCCGTGCCATCTGGTGCGCGCAAAGCCTGATTAAATTGGCAACGCTGCTCACCCGCGGTGTCGGCAAAGACCACATAGAACCTGCCCTGATACTGTGAACCATCTTCCCGGTACATCGGGAATGTGAGAGTCATCGGGTTTGCGACGGTCGGCTTCGCTTTCAGGAAGTCGTAGAGCTTCGAGACTTCTCTCTGGGTGGCCACTCCGTTCTCATCCCATGTGAGCAAGAAGTATTGAAACGTCGAACCTTGCTCGGTGTCCCACTTGTCAACGATTTCGCCTGATTCCGCGTCTGTCTCGGTTGGAGCGTTCGGAGAATAGAGCCAGTTCTCGTAGTCTTTAGGTTTGAGCTGTATCACTTCACCGCCGTATTCGAGGCTAATCATAGAGATCACCACACTTTATCGTGATTGATTCAGTTCCGTTCAGGTAATCCAGAGAAGCGTCGGGGTCGATATGACAGACTCCGAGGTATTCGTTGCTTGAGTCTCTTGAGTTCGAAACTTTGAGCCTGAATTTCTTGTCTCTGTATTCTTCCAGCACATTGTCCTGAGACTCGATCAAATCTTTGTTGACTGTGACCGTGTACGTCTTGTTACCCGCGACTTTGAGCGGTGCACCGTCAACGTTGACGTAGCCTGTCTTTTCTTCGTTCTCTGTGACTGTGAGATCTACCAGAGCGGGTACTGTTTCGACGGTTCCTGAGGCTTCGAGATATTCCAAATACGTCAAAGGTTCCTGATACTTGACCGCAAGACTATATTCAACCTCAACCAACGCTTTGCGGCGTGGGGCAGTCGTAAATGTAACCTTAGTAGTAGTCACGGTTACATCTGTATCTTCAAGACCATTTACAAATGCCTTAATGCTTGCAGTTCCATTCGGGGTTTCAGTGAGTGTAAATTCGGTTGTATATCCATCACCAACAAAAACATCGACCTGTTTGGCTTGATGAAGGTCTAGCATTACGCCGTCTTTATCAGTAGCAAAACCAACACCCGCACCAATTTCTGTGGTTTCAGGAATTAGAAGCATATACAGAACTTCATGGTCTCCATCCGCGATGGTTGCTGTGCAGGTGGTGCCAGATACGACTCCTGCCACACCACCCGTGACTTCACAATCGCCTTTTCCGACTTTTGAGAGCGTTGCGGTGTTGCTGGCAAAAGTAACGGTTTCTTTGTGCCAGCGTCTCAGCAACTTCCAACCATTGTCATAGTATATTTCATCTCTTGCTTCTGAATTGCCGTAAAGCTCATAGTCCAAATACATTGAATCATTCATAGATTCACCTCCGGTAGAGGTTCAAGATATTTGCGTTAATAAACAAAAACAGCCTATTGTAGGCTGCTTCGTTTGTTTTTTTTACACTTTACGTCATTATGCGGTAAGACGAGTAATTATTCAGATTCCAATAGAAAGGCCCTGCATTCGAGCTGTTATTCCAATTGCTGCCCTGTTGAAAGCAGGTTCCTTCAATCACAGACCAAACTTGTATGTTAATGTACCAAAATTGTTACAAACCGCGGAAAACCATTAAACCGTAGGAACAAAACAGGCGCGCGCCCCGACGTTCCGATGCCGATAAGCAAACGAATAATACAGATGCCAATAGAAAGGCCCCGCATGCGAGCCGTCAATCCAACGGCCGCCCCGTAGAAAGCAGTTCGTAGTATAAGCTGCCGGAGTATATAGATAGTCACACACATACTTGCTTGCAGACGGAACATCGGTTTGAACGCTTTTTGGCAGGAACAGACCTTTCGAGTCCTGAGTCCAGTAAAAGTCTTTCAGATAACCGTTTGTCAATGGAGGTGAACACGGTATTTGTGTGTATCCACTTAGGGTATCGTTGTAAGGTCTATCTGGAGCTACATAAAACCCATCAGACTTTATACCACCACCGTCTGTGAACTCCCACATATTACCCCACCAGTTTTCAAGTCCGAATAGCGAGACTGCTTCAAGGTTGGTTCCTCCTGTGTCCACAGCTCCTAGTAGTGCTGTTGCACCAGTCAATTCAGATTCGTTCCCTGTTCCAGATGCTTTTCCGGTTATGCCCTGCCCCACTGTCGTTTGAGCGTCGAAATCAGCATATTTAATTAGATATAGCAGATTCACCATTCCGGCCTGTTTAAGATCAACCAATCCCCAACCAGTGCCTCTGTTCTCTGCCATAGTACGAAACTCCGGTAAATTCTGGTTAGTTTTTGGCTTTCTTCCGGAGACGGAACGTAACATATGGTCTGGAAGGTCGAGAGTAGCTATCTGTATTGGATTCGAACCGTCTGATGCGTCTTCTACCCATGAGCTGTCTGATATTTTTTGAACAGTACCTTCATATGCGCCTAGATATATTTCTTCGAGTGTTTGCCCGCCGGTTACAAAACAGTCAAACGGTACAAACCCGGGCAGCGGTTCAGGTGAAAAGTACATTCTGACTTTTTTGTCTTCCGGCGAGTAATATGTAAAATAATAGGCTTTCTTGAACCTTGATACCACATCACCGGCTGTACCATCTTCAACAAATCCCGCATCGCCAAAAGATGCTATCCAATTTCCGTCACTATCAAGAGTCATTCTTTCTATACTTGCAAACGGTTCAATAAGATCAAAGTCATCAGAATCCATCCCTGCAGCTTGACCTATCCTGGTAAGCTCCGAAGAACTGTCGCTGAGATCCCACTCCACACCATATGCATCGTCTGGGATATTGTGAGCTACCAGCTCTCCTATTCTCGCTCCAACAAGGCCAGAGTGAGAACCATAAAAGTGAGGAGTATAACCGCATCGACCTTTGTTTGTGCGATTCAGCATCCTTGTTTGAACTTCCTGTTCTGTGAGTTCTTCTATGCTAAGACTCGTCTTTTTCTTCTGCCATTTTCTGTATGCCATAGTATCCCTCCTGAAAGAACGAAGGGGCCGAAGCCCCTCCGTCAGAGAGTTTTTTCGTCGTCGATTACTTCTTTCGTTCCAAGACTCTTCACGATAGCCTCTTTCAGTTCTTCGAGTACAACGTTCGTAGCAATGCATTGGAGAGTGACTTTGTTGTTCTCAATGAACTTGTCCGACTCGATCGTAATTGGACCCTTGATCGTGGTTTTTGTCGGATTCTCAAACTTTGCAAGCAGCTTTCCGTTACCGTCGTACAGTTCAATCTCATAAACAATGTTCATAGCATCACCTACGACGTGATGTCGGTCGGAGCGCCCACTATCTGCATCCTGAGAGTTACCTGAGCCTTGTTGCTGGTACTGAAAGTTGCGGAAATAGGTCTGACATACTTGTACTGCTTTCCAAACGCTTTACTAGTTCCGCTGTTGTTAAACAATATCTTCATACCGATTGTAAACCAGTCGGTAGCAAGGTTCGCAGACACAGTGCTTCCGTCGATGGACTTCTTCAGGTACGCCGAACCGTCATTCGTGGACTTGAGCGTGGTTGAGCCGGTGCTATCTTTGTGATTATTGAACCATTCGTTGAGCGCGTACTTGTTTGACGCAACATCTGCATCGTTGATGTCAACTGTGATTGAGAACTCTGGCAGATTGATTGTGTCGTCGCCTTCTTCGATCGAATTGAACACACCTTGAGGGGCGTAGCCTTCTGCCGGAGCGTCTATGACAGGTTCGGGCAGTTCCGGAACGTCGGCATACCCGGTGATGGTCTGGGTAAATGGTGTTGTTGTCGTCGCATCAAAAAGCGAGATGGTCACGTGTTTCTTTCTAAGATATGGTCTTCCCATGAGAAGTTCCTCCTTTACTCGATGAATTCGTAGTACACGGTGATTGCGCGCACCGCGTAGTTGCTGATTGCCGATTGCTGGGAGAGTTCGTATCTGGAGATCTGAAGCTCTCCAACTTGAGTGTGTGCCGCCGGAGGCTCGCCCTCTTCAGGCGGCGTGTAACCCACATAGTCCATGACGGGGATCGCGCCGGCGCCTTCTATCGCCGTTGTGAGAGTGCCAATGACAGTGTCAAGCGTCGCAACGCTTTTGCTGTGTACCAGGAGCTGCGCAAAATCATATTGATACGCTTTCTTTTCATCCTGCCTCCTTCCTAGAGATGTCTGAAGTTCGATGAAGGTGTCCTCCGTCATGTTCTCGTTCTTTCGATCTATGTACCATGTCCCCGAGCTGTATTTGGCTGAGAAGTACATTCTCAGAGACGCTTGAATGTTGCGATAGAGAGTGGCCGTCAATGTGCCTCCCTCCTTTTCTTTTCGATCCAGGCTTCGATCCTGGAGCGAATGAATTCAGGGGCTTTCAGTCTCCAGTCTTCGAGTGTCCTGCGGACGAATCCCGCGCTCGCTGCTTGACCATACTCGACATCAAAGATATATTCCGTGTTGTTGTAGATGTGATAGGCCATAGCGTTTGCGATCTCTTCCAGATTCCAGTTACCTCGAAGATTCCCGGTTACGACAGGCGAGTTGAGTTTCAAGTCTGCAAGTATTGCCAGTGCAAGATCGCGAACAACAAACTTCGCACACTCAGGGTCCATCTTCGCAGCGAGAATCTGAAGGTATCTGTTCAGTTCATCCACATTGGAGCGTATGTGTGCATCTCGATCGCCGTACTGTTTCATGTGGGATTAACTCCGAGAACGAAGTAGCCCTGCTTGATCTCCAGCACGTCGATGCGGTAGTCTGAACTGTTGATCTCCAGTATGTCTGATACTGAAACCTGAGTCGTGAGAATGACCTTCAGAGACTCGAGTGTAAGCTTGCCGTTGCTGCTGGATATCTGGTCCTGTCTCCATGTGCCGATGTAGCCTGTCGTTTCCGTCTCCGTTCCGTATGTCGTTGTTTGCAGGCCTGTGAGCGGATCGATCGCGACTGTGGGATTCGACTTGATAGTGAACGAGGTCTGAGGCAGCTTGTCAATGAAGGCAGGATTCAGGGTCGCGAACTTGCTAAACATAGCGGACTCTCCTGTACCTGTTGAGAGCGTTGAGAATCTTCTGAGAATAGCTACTTTCGTATGTGACCGAAGCGCCTTCGAGACTCTGAGACTTGATACCGGATATCTCCAGCATCTGGTGATCCACCATGTCGCAGGCCGTGAGTTGGAGAGCCGAGGGGAGATCTTCGTCATCGTCGTACCCACAGACACCCTTGATCTCTGCTTCGACCGCCGAGATTATCGCCGTGAGTTGAGTATCTTGAGTCGAGCTTGTGATTCCCCTGAGTGCTTTGTATTGCGTCAATGTCAGGAGTGCCATATAGCACCTCCAAAAAGGGGCCGTCTAGGCCCCTTCGTTAATATTCGAACTTGAATAGATATACCTCGACAGTAGGCACGCCGTTCGTAGCTACTGCGTTCCAGGTGACTTTCACCGAAATATAGCCTCCCGACTTCAAAAACTGGAAGGTTTCGAGTGGCCCGAGCAGGAGACTTGTGGTGTCCGTGCCGGTGAGCGTAGTGCTCAGCGATCCTTTTGATGCACCTCCAAAGTCGCCCGGGAGAATTTCAATAACTATACTGGTGGCGTAAGCTGTGGGCGAGGCATCAGAGAGCTCAGGATCGATTCCAAACATAATACCTATCCGCGGCGAGTCATATGCGAAATTGAATGTACAGGCGTATGTGTCCGTCGAGACGTTGGTCGAGGTCGTAGCCACCAGCGTGAGGGAAGTCATGCCGCTCAGGTCAAACTCCACGAAATCGAGGCCCGTAACCTCAACCGGCGTGGCCGTGATGGTCGTGCCAAAAGTAAGCCCTCCGACCAGGAGGGCGATAACAACAAGCAGGGTTGCAAGTTTTCTCATGATGTCACCTCTTAAGCCTTTGCCACAAGAAGATCGACGAGGCAAGTGGGCTGAACGACTTTGCGGCCGTACACGTAGAGTCCCTTGATCGCGTCCGCGAACATCTTCTCGACTCTGTACGCCTCGGTCTTGTTGACCTGACCGGCGAAGCTGATGGCCTCTCTGGTCCCGGCAAGGACGTGGTAGTCGGTGCCTCCGGCTGCGATATCGAGGTTGTTGGACCAGAGCACAGAGAATCCGGCGACTACGGGGACGACTCCTGTGGCCATGTAGTTCTGCCATGCCTGCTTGTAGTCGTCATCCTTCAAAAGGACTCCGTGATACCAGGGCGGAATGACTATCCATCTGCCCTCTCTGGGAACGTTGTGCTCATCCATCTCGACACCAACATCGACTATGAGGTCGTAGGGGTTTTCATCTCCCGCTCCGTTTCCCACAGAGTAGGCGGCCCCGCCGTCGTCCATCGTTATGCCTGCGTCTCCGTGAAGACCCGCGACATCCTGGTCGATCAGGTCCGCAAGAGCGTATGCCGCTCTGGCCATAGCTTTATCCATGAGCGTCACGTTCGACTGGGCGGCGTCCACGTCATCGACGTAGAAGTTGTAATAGTGGAGCTGGTCGATGAGCAGGAGCTGTTGGGCGGAATCGAGCTGGTCGGGATCCGCGATCGCGACGTTTTTAACGTAAGGCTTTACTGTAATGTTGCCTATCTGGTTGATTCTAACTGTATCTCCGGCGGCTTTAATCTCGCCTTCGTAATCTGTATTCACGAGTTGCTTGAACACGAGATTCTTGTCGAGATGCCGCATGAGTCTAGTGCTCCATATCTCGGGAATAAAGTTGTCAATTGGCATTGCTTTTCACCTTCCTTAGAGTTTGATTTTTCCTTCTTCGAACAACTTGTTGAACTTGGCTGGGTCTTTCTTGGCCATTTCCCTCGCCTGCTCGCGGGTTATCATTCCCGGCGCGGGATCGGGGTTGATGGGATCTCGACCGTTATTTTTGAGCAGTTGCTCCGTGAGCGCTTTTTTGTAGCTCTCCAAAGCCTGCTCATACGCCGTGAGTGTCTTCTCCGTGCTCTCCTCGTCAGAACCGATCAGGTTGTCGACTATGTCAACAGGGAGCTTCTTTTCGGTGAGCTTCTTGATGGCAAGATTCTTGAGGCTTTCCTTCTTTCTCGCTGCCGATTCTTCGTTGAGTCGGGCTTCCAACTCCCTGATCTTCTTCTGTTCTGGAGTTTCGGTAGGATTTAGCGTCTTGAGCTTCTCTTCCACGATCTTGTCGAGGTTGTTGCTCTTCCAGGTCTCGATCCCCTTTGTGACGTGAGAATCGCGGTAGCTTTTCAGCACGTCGTTTTTCTCGACAAATTCACCCACATTGTCTTTGGTGACGGTCGCCAACGGGTTGAACTTCGTCGTGAATTCCTTGACCTCAGGTGCTTCGAGGTTCTTGCCTATCAGTTCCAATGCTTCTTTGAGTTCCATATATATCTCCTGTCCCTCCGAGTGCCATATGCCCTCAGAGTGTTGTAATTAAAAATCGTGATTTTCTCTAAGACCTTTCTAAATTTCGCTCACTATCCCTCCTTTTGCTGTCTCTTCCATTCACTGTATGTTATGTAATCGCTTATCCCCTTACCCTGAATCATTCTCGTGCGAGGTTCGCTGCCCTCGAAGATCTCTATTGCAGCGCATCTGCAATTACAATCCTCGCTCGCTATGCCAAACATTCCAGGAGCTTTGGTTGTCATGCCCCGAACGTGAAAGTATCCATCTTTGTCATCTATCTGACCATCAAGTTCGCCGTGGGTGTCGCGAGTCTTATTATCAAGGGTGGCCACCCACATCCTCTTGACATCGACTCCTTTTTCTTTCAACCTCTGGTGTGCTTCGAGTTGCGCCTGTTCCTTACACCTGTGACTCTCGGTCCAGACTATTCTCTGGGCTTTCGCATAGTTCCCTTCGAGCGCTTCCTTGAGCCGTTTGGCCGTGTCGAAGTAGCTCTCACCTTTTATCAAACCTTGCGTGACTTCCTGGCGGATGCGCCAGAGGATCTCCTGTCTGTTCTTTTCGAGGACTTCGTTCAGGGTCAGGCCAGACACCGGATTTTGAATCGCTTTCTTGATGAAGTCTTTCGGCAGTACGTACCATCTGAGGTTGATTCCTGTCGCCTGTTCTGCAAGCCAGCCCATGCGGTTGTAGCCTTCAAAATAAACCTCAGATAGAAGAGTCAGGACCTCTTTCGCCTGGGTACGCGAGAGATCGAGAATCGCGGCGTCGAGATCTTTCTGCATCTTTCGAAGCCGGTCGTACTTCTGCATCTCGGCCAGTGTGAGTTTGCCACCTCTCGAGAAAGTCTTGTAGTATTTCTCGAGTTCCTCTTTTGTGACCTTGAGCGACTCGCGGTAGGCTTTCTCCAGTTCCTTCAACTGCCGCTTCGTGAAGCCGTCGTACCATCGCTCGAAGTCGTCGAAAGCGCCCTTAGTTGTTAGCGCCATCTTCCTCATCCTCTTCGAGGTTTACCGGCGGGTAGTAGCTCATTTCTTTCTCTCTCTGCTCGTCCATCATTTTGATGACCTCTTTCGGATCGTCGATGAACGAAGCGAGGGAGTATAGAATCTCATCCGGCACGATGCCCTTGAGCGCGGCGAGGATCTGAGCGTCTTTCTCCAGACTGACGGGAAGGTTTCGAGTGAACCTCTGCGTGACATTCAGCCAGTCGAAGTTGAACGCCGGAGCCGAGGCCAGGACCTTGAACATTCTCTGATTGCTCGCCGAGAACTGTCGCTCTGTCGTGATGCACTTGTTCTCAAGCGACAGGAGCTTGTACTTTCTCGACTCGCCCGAGATGTCGCTGGTGAATTCTTTGTCGGCGAAGTTGACAGACTTGGAGAATCTGAGAATGTTGGCTTCAAGTCTGTTCAGATGTGAGTCTATCGCAGCAACATTTATATTTTTCTCGATAAAGGCAAGATCCGCGCCTTCGGGGAGATTGAAAGCCCCCGTGCGCTTCGCAACCTCCACAACTTCCCTCGTGATGTCGGCACCTATCGCCTTCATGTACGCCAGCCTCCATTGCTCAAGCTCGGAGTCGAGGTCTGACTCTTTACGGTCGTAAGCGTCTATGAGACTGAGAACCTTCTCAGAGTCACCCAGACGTTCAAGGTTGTTTGGGTACTCGATCAGAGGAACATAACTGAAGAAGTGAGTCTGCGGATTAAGTTTTTCCGTGTCGTCCAGGACGTAGCCATTCTCGGTCTTGGTGTAGTATGTTACCTTCTCTTTGTCATACCACTCGACCCGTTCCCTTGTTTCTGTCGAGCCGTCAGGTTTGACATACTCCATATCGTAGTATCTGAGAGCGAACTGGACCTCGTCGATCGAGCGGTCCATCACCCAGATGCATTCCCAGGGCCAGGTGTTCATAGCGCGGATCTTCGCCTCGGTATCGACATACAGAAGTCTCGCGGCCGTGCCACAGATCGTGGCCAGCTTCACGGTTTCCGAGTCGAGAAGTTCCAGCCGGTTTCTCAACTCGAAGTCCTCGAAGTCTTTCGAGTTCGCTTCGTACACTGTCGGGATCCCCATGAAGTACCCGACCTTCGTGTCGATGATCTCCGAGAAGAAGTCGTTGTTCAGCTTTCTGTTTATCTTCGTGTCGTCCGCGACCGAATATGAGCGCGTGAAGATAGGGACACCGGCCTCGGACGCTTTGTATCTCTCATACAGGCTCTTCATCGTCTCATGTCTGCCGCTGTGTTCATCTATGAGATCCGTGATTATCTGTGAAGTTACTTCACCGTTGATTCGTATGAGTTCGCGAATTGTGTTAAGGTCCATGATTTACCTCCACGCCGAGTATCCGGCTGTGATTTTGCGTCTCAGTCTCACAGGTTCGATCGCATATCTAAGTGCCGCGATCGCGTCGTCTTTGAATTCGATCGGTTCATCCAAGACATTGCCGTCTTTGTCTTCTTTGTAGCTGTATTGCTGAATCTCAGCAAGCAGGTTTGGGCACTTCTTCGAGATGTGGATCTTGTGTCTCTTGAGCCAGTCGATACCATCTTTCACAGAACCTTTGCCCTTGACCGAACCGCTGATTCTGAAACCAGACTGCTGAAACTCTTTGATTCTCGCGGGTTCGGCTGAGTCCGCTATGAGCTGCGAACGCTTGTCGATCATCCTGCCGACTTCCTGAATGAGTTCCGCGTTCGTGAGCCCTTTCTCGTACAGCTCGTCGAAGACGTAGAGTTCATCGTCTTTGAATCCCACACGAACGAGAGCCGAGGGATGATTGAAGCCAAAGTCGAGGCCCTGATAAACAGCGTCAAAGTCTTGCTCTTTGTAGGGAATGTCTTCGAACACGTAGTTGTGGAAGACGAGGTTTCCGAGAACACCCCATTCACCGAGTCCGTATATCTGATAGTACGTGTGATCCTGATTTTTCAAGTCTTCTATGACTTTCTTATATTCGTCGTCCAGGAAACGATTGTCTTTGTACGTCGATTTGTGGATGACACAGTTCTCTTTCGGTTCATCGAAGAAGAAAGCCTTCAACCAGCTCAAAGCCGACACCGGATTGAATGTCATTGTGATTTGCAGCGGCCATTGAGTCTTGCCCCTGAGTCGCAAGTCAAGCTGCTGGAAGTCTTCCTGCGTGATCTCGCTCGCTTCTTCGACCCAGATGTCCGTGATACCCGCGATCGACTTGAGCTTTTCCACGTCGTCAAGACCGGTGAAGATGACTTGATTGCCATTCAGACAGCCGATCTCCATGTCGGACTTGTTGACTTTGAAAAGTCCGAGAACCTTCCATACCCTGAGAATCCCCATGATAAGCGCGAACGTCGAATGCCGGTTCGTCTTTGCGACCTTCCTGACTATGAGAAACTTGTGACCTTTCTCCTTCATTGCACGAAGGACGAGTCTCTGGGCGATAAACATCGACTTGCCCGAACCTGCGCCACCGTAGAAGATCTCGTAGCGCGAGCGGTTGTCGAGATACGGTTTGAAAGCCTTGTTGAATATGCGGGTGTGAATTTTAATCGCCATCTTCAACCACGTCCACAGTGATGTCGAGGCTGCCAGAGTGAGCCATCTCTTGCTTGTCTGTCTGGCCGAGGTACTGTTTACCGAGCCAAACTAGCATTGTGTTATTGCCTTTTTCTGCGGCCTTCCACTGTAACCGCCTTAGAGACATCTTCCCGTTGTCCATTCCGTTTTTATATATGCGACAAAATTCTTTGTCTCTCTGAAGAGTCCTTGTCGATATGCCAAGAATCGAGCTGATTTCTTCTTGTGTACACTGAATATAGGCCAGCTTCTCGACAAGCTCATAGTCTATTTTCTTTTTCGGTCTGCCAGCCATAAAATCACTTCCTCATCAATTGAGCTTTCTTGCCTGTGAATTCTTCCCAACGCTTTACGATTACATCGCAGTATCGCTCGTCAATTTCTATCATGTAGCAGATGCGGTTGAGCTGTTCACAAGCTATGAGTGTTGAGCCTGAGCCGCCGAATAAGTCGAGTACCAAATCCGCTTTGTGGTTTTGAATAGCGCGTTTTGCCAACTCCACCGGCTTCTGTGTGGGATGGTATTCATTCACCAACGCTCTGTCAACGTCCCACACCGTTACTTCGTTTTTCGGCCCACACCAATTTACCGTCTTTCCTTTTTTGTAGCAATAATAACAAGGCTCGTGCTTTTGTTTGTACTGTGCCGACAACGCGCCGAATTGTGCATGGTTTTTATTCCAAACTATCTCACAACGAATGACCCAATCTGCGGCTGCGGCTGCGGCTGCTATCCCTTTCACCCCTGCGTGCCAAAGATACAAAGCCGCTTCGTTCGTCGAGAAATCGCGTGCCATTTTGCAGCAAGGCTCGTACAAATCGGTGGTATCATCGCCCGCTAATTTGTTTCGTAGTTTAGTGCCGCCATCGTAATTCACCCCATAAGGCGGGTCAGTGAACACCATATCCGCTTTCTTACCATCCATCAGCTTCTCGACATCTTCTTTGATAGTTGAGTCCCCGCACATCAGGCGATGTTTTCCAAGCAGGTAAATGTCACCGCGTTTTGTCACGGGTTCTTCTGTGTTTTCTAATGCAGCGTCTACGTCGAAACCATCTTCTTCAGGTTCTTTGTCGAAAGCTATCAATTCTCCTATCTCATCCAAATCAAACCCAGTCAGCTCTATGTCAAAGTCTCCTGTGTCAATGTCAGTCAATACGTCCTTTAGCTTGATGAAGTCCCACTCGCCAGAGATTTTATTCAAGGCGACATTGAGAGCTTTCTCCTTTGCGTCGTCAAGGTCAACAACCACGACATCGGCTTCCTCTATTTCAAGCTCACGTAATGCCTTGAGTCTCTGATTACCTCCCACAACGAAGCCCGAGCGTTTATTCCAGACAATAGGTTCTACATAACCAAACTCGGTGATGCTTCGTTTTAGTTTTGCAAGCTCTTTGTCGTCAATCTTTCGCGGGTTGTATGGAGCACACTTTAAGTCGGAGACTTTCTTCTTTTCTATCTGCATTCAATCCCTTCTTTCTCTCTCTGATACTCCCGATCCTGTTTGATCCTTCGATTCGCAAACCTTCGCACACACTTCCACGAGCAGAAGTCCAGCCCGTCGAGCTTGTGCCAGTGATGGGTCATATGTGCAGTCTTTCCACATTCGTCGCATTGTATGGCCTGACTCAAAATGACCTCCAATAAAAAGGGAGCCCGAAGGCTCCCCGAACACTGCGTTCTGCCAGCTTTTCTACGTGCTTGGCCGTATCTGGCAAAGTATATGCTCCAAGCAGCTGCGACCATGAGTGGGGCACCCCCCCAACACAGCCGCACCACGTGGGTAACACAAATAAAGGCCGTGGCACGAACGGATTCGAACCGCTACCCTTCCGTTTATGAGACGGATGCGCTGCCATTGCGCTACGTGCCTAGCCTTATAACTTTATTTCCGTGGAATAAACCTGTTCGGCTTTACCAAACCAGCAGTAGTGATTATAGACGACCTGCTGGTGGGCAGAAGTCGCAATTCAGATAATTCATAGCTGCTTTCACAACGGCATCAAAGAGATAGTCTTTCGCCTTTTGTGCCTCCGATAGCTCGTAGTAAGGAACTAAACACGGATGGGTCTTTTTTTCATCGTCTTTAGTCTCCCCATAAACCCAACCATTAGCCAGCCTATATTTCATCCAGCGATCGTGCATTTTCTCTGGTGTGTTATCGGGATGTTCAGACGCATACCTAACGCCATCAATCGCGGAATCTTTTTGCCACTGTGGCGCTAAGTGCCACGGTTGAACGTCTTTACCCTCCGTTGCATTAACATAAGCCCTGTTTACTTCGTGACAAATTGCTGCAACTTGCTCGATAGTTACTTTCATTCGCACCCTCCCTCTAGTAAGTTACTGAGCCTTATTTCACGGGATTAAAGCCGTGTGAGTTTACATGAAAAAAGGCCCTCTCGGGCCCTCTCGGGCCTTCTCAGTTTTTTAGCACTAACATATTTTAGCACACTTGTTTCAAAAATAGCAAGTGGCTGTGGCGTGGGTGAAATTATGCTCCTCTCCACATCTTCCTGGCCAGTATCAACGCAATATGATCGAGTTTTCGCAACGCCTTCACTCTCCAGAACCTCCCTGCGTTGTCACACCCTCTCGGCGCATCGGCGATCATCTGGCCTACCTCTTCAAGTGTCATCCCCTCGGAGTACCTCCACCCCCATGCCCGGCGATCTTCATCCGCGAGAGACTCCATCGCTCCGTCCATGATTTCCAACACCCGGACCGCTGAGGCGTCTTTCGTGATCTTCTCGTTTGGTTCAATGCGGTCCTTCTGGAGGTATATTATGGACGAGGTGGAAAAGATCATACTTTCGGTGTGTCGCTCGATCGTCTCGCGTGAGGCCCAGAGTTTATGGACCTGTTTCGGGGCCAGCATTCGACCCTCCACGACTCGAAAAACGATATCCCACAACGAATCATTCATAGCCCCACTCCTGAATGGTGCAAGGGCCGTCCCCGCGGCCCTCATACCTTCGTTTTCTCTCTGAATCTCGTCTCTTTCTCCATCAGTTCGATCTCTTCCTGAAGCGTGAGATTACTCCGCATCAGTCGGGCGTTCTCTCGTCTCAACTCTTCAGCCTCGCGCTCAAGATCTTCACGGGTGCCGTAACCGAGCATCCCGGAAAGGCAGTACCCCGCGCAAAAACACCCTGAAGCCAGTAGAAATATCCAGATTCCCATTATTCCACCTCCGCAAATTCCCGAATGATCCTGTCGATCTTTCTCGTATTTGGAAACAGTTCGTCATATGGCACTTTGAACAACCTCGCGTAGCTGGCGGCATACGAGAACGATATCCGGTCAATTGCACCGTCCAAGATGCCGCGCGTGAGTTCTTGTCTGATCCTGTGTTTGGTTAGTTGCCCGACGCTCAGACCGGATTCAAAGAAAACTCTGCGGAACACCGTCATGTTGACTCTCTGCATCTCTCTCCTCCGGATTCTCGTTCATGTCGGGCGTGAGCAAGAAGCCGCAGTTCTGGCAGTTCCAGGGGCATTGCTCGACTGCACTGTGCCAGACAGAGCCGCACAGTGGGCAGGTTCGCTTAATCATTTGTGGCCTCCTCCCTTCGATTCTCTCGTTCTTCTTCAGGCCCATAGATTTCGTCAGCTCTTGCCGCTTCTTGAAGTTGTTTCTTTATCCTCTTTTTCTCAAGCCTTTCGGGAGAGGTTACTTTTTCTTTCTGTCTGTTGAGGAATCTGTCAACGTTCTTCATTCCCTGCCTCCTTCTTCTCGAAGTTCACGCACCCGAATGTTTCGTGGAGCAAGAAACCACACTCATTCGTGCTGCAATCGATCATCATTCCGGTGTAATCGACCTTTTCGGGATAGCCGGGCTGTCCGAAGCCGACCTGTTCGTCATCGTAGAAGAACGCCTGTTCGTCCACCTTGTCGTGGGCGCATCTTCCAAAACCTTTGTCGAGTAGCTTCTTTTCACCCTGGATATCGGTTCGACTAGAGAATTTTGGCCATTTCCCCTCTATCGGCTCTCTGCTAAACCACTTGCAGTTCTTACACCTCGCATATTTCAGTTTCTTCGCCTCTTCCAGGAGAGGTTTCATCGACTGAATGAGGATATACTCGGCCATATCGAGATTGTCTTGCTCATCCTGGGTGCGGTTCTGGTTTGCCGACAAATTCTCATAAAGTTCCAGAATTTCTGACAGATCCCGAATTTCTTGATCTTTCATCTTCTATCCCTCCCTTCCCTTGCTCGCTTCACTTGAGAACCCATTCGGATATCTCTTCTCCAGCTTCTCGATGTTGTGTTGTGCGACCTCTTGAAGATTGATATCGAACAGACTTGCCACAGCCGAGACGTACCAGAGAATGTCTCCGAGTTCGCTTTTGAGCCTGTTGGAATCAACCTCGTGGCCGTGGTAGAAGAACTTCTTCAGGAGATCCACGACTTCACCGACTTCACCCACCAACCCAAAGACATAGTTATTGAGCTGGTCTTTCAGTGAAAGTGAGGTGTTCATCGTCCGCTCGGACTTCAACTGGTACACAAAGAAGCTGAGTTTCTGAGCGTTGAAAGCCTGGATTACCAGCTCGTGTTCTTTCTGCTGACCGTGCCGCCAGTAGTCGATAGCGATGAAGAGATCTTCGATGTCTATCCTGTCGATCTCTTTTCCTGCGTCGAAGACCGTGCGGATCTCGTCAACTACGTTAGGATTGAAACCCTGGATCTTATCGCTCATTCGGCGGCCTCCTTTTCAACACCTTGATACACACCGGCTCTGGTATATTTCACATCGAACACTCCTTCTTTGTCAGCATACTTCACGAGTCTATCTCCGACCCACAGCTCGACTTTTGTAACGACAAGCCTACCGGTTTGCGAATGTGCCGCTACCCTCTCGTCGAACACCCTCAACGCATCGGCTATGTCACCGGTGATGTATAGGGAAGGGTCTTTTGGATCGTGACGTATGACTTTTACTGTGATGTCTTCAGTCATTGTTGCCTCCTCTCTTTTTTGTAGTAGCAATCATGGCAGAGAATTCCCTTATGCTCAAACGACAACAATACCGAGGAGAGGTCAAATATCTTTTTTCTGCAACCCACGCAATAGCAAAACATCGGTATGCCGCTTGGTTTGATTGCGTTCTTCATTCCCTCACCCTCCTAACCTGATGTCTCTTCACCCACTTCCTGTCGCTCAGGAAGTATTCGTAGCCCTTCCCGTTGTGCCTGAAGTTCAGAACCGTACACTTCTGGCCGTTGTGGATCACTTTCGTCCCGCGCTTAAGCAGCTTCGAATCTTCTATCGCTTGTATCTCCATCAGTTCACCTCCAGTTGTCTCGGATTTCTTTTCCTCTTCTTTCTATTGGCAGTGTATTCATTCCACGAAACACTCTTGAATATCGCCTTATGATTGACCCACCTCGCAAAGTTCCTCTGGTATGGATCTCTTCTGTCGAAAGGCATAGCGAAAGAGTCGAGTTTCATCTCTCGAAGCCTTTCTACTCGATAGAGATCTTCCTCGGGCGTGGAATCGAAGCCTATGAGGACGTAGATCATCAGGCGTTTCGGGGAATTGTATTTGAGAAGGATCTCCAAACCTAGAAGTACTTCTCTCTCATCCTTTACGTTGTCCCAAGCTAGACGAATCTGCTTCCACAACCTGACTTTCGACAGCAGCAGCGACTTTTTGTCATCAACGAGTCTTGCGTCCAACCCTTGACTAAAATCAACTTTGATCTTCAAATCGACAATTTTGTTTATAGTCTCTTCAAACACTTTTGGAGCTGCTGTTATGTTGTTATCGAGAAGCATCAATCTCTTTTGCCCATTCCAGAACTCTTCTAAATCAGCAGATTTGCGTATCGTGCCTTCTTTTCTCGGCACAATGCAGAAAGGACAGTTTCGGATGCAACCTCTAGTGATGAAGCCCATAGCATAATCACAACCGTAAAGCCCATAGTCGGGGTAAGTATGCTCTATCTCTTCTGGGAGTTTTGCCTCAAGGTCATATCCGCTGCCGCCTTTTACGATCTCGCAGCCAGGCCAGTATTTGAAGTCATCCGTGAAGCCGAAGATTTTCGAGGCATAGACACGATCGTATCTCTGAAGCGCATTGAAAAACCCGACCTTATCTCCTTTCGCTTTGTGCCATGCCGAGAGCTTCATCAGGGCGAGGTTAGGGATCTTCGAATCAACATCAATCAGACCGATTCTCATTTCTAGGCCCTCCTCACATCCCCATAGCCCGGACTTTCTCGAACATCCGGGTGTAATTTTCTATGTCGTCGAGCGTCTCGCCCGCAGGTCCGAAAAACTCATCGGGATCGACACGAAGAGCCCATGCCAGCTTCTCGCACACGGCCCGTCTGGGGATGATGTGATTGCACTCCATCTTGGATAGATACACCTGCGTAACTCCCGCGCGAGAAGCCAGTTCGCGTTGCGTCAGACACTTCTCTTCTCTGATTGCCCTCAGCTTTTCGCCGTTGAAGTCGATCATTTCTCGCATTTTGCCTCCTTCAATATCTCCTTCACTTCTTCGACACTGTGAACCACAGCCACAATCGCGCCCGCCTCTTTCCACTGCTCGAGCGTGACTTTTTGAAGCGGGGTCAGTTTACCCCCGGGGACCTTGACCTCCAGCTCGAAGCGCCGCCCGCTCAGGCACCCTGTGATATCGGGTTTCCCTGCGTTCCCGTACCCGCCGCCCCAGGTCTTCTCGGCCCTGCACTGTGGAAGAGAGTTCAGGTACTTCAGTATCGAGTTAACTATCGACTTTTCGCTCATGCTGCCTCCTATGAAAACTTCACGTGGCACATATCCGAGGGCTCACAGATATAGAGACCCTCTCTCGCGCGCGTCATGCCCACGTACATCTGGCGTTTGATACTGTCTCTGTTGCTCCTGTCAGTCATCGCGTTGCGGTATGCCTCCTGCGAGAGATCGGGGAAGAGATAGACTATATCCGCCTCGCCGCCCTTCACGCTGTGAATCGTCCCCACAATTAGTCGCGGCTTCTCCACCAGCGCCCTTGCTCCGTGTTTCTGGACGATGGAAACCGGGTACTGCGCGATTTTCTTCTTTGCGGGCAAGAGATTGTGGTAGAACCAGTCCAGGTCCGAAGCCTCGGCCCTCCTTCGAGCCTCCGGCTCGAACTGCGAGAGTATTTCCTCCACGCCGATTGCGGGATCCTCCTTCTCGTTTGCACCGAACTCGAACTCGGCGTCTATGATGTTCGCGCCGAACTCGAAGGAATCGTCCTCTTTCTTCTCGACGGCCTCTGTGGTCTCGAGCTTCTCGAGCAAAGCCTTCTTCGCGCCGCGCTGGAGAACTCCGGCGGAATTGAGAACCATGATCCATTTCTTTAGGTCGTCCAGCCTCCACCAGCGAGACTCTTCACCCCACGCCTCGAAGCTGGGGAGAAGGAAGGCCATGATCCTCTCGACCATCGACACGCCGTTTCTTTTTCCTAATGGGTTCCAGTCTCCTCGACTCTTGCGGTACGGATTGTGAAATGGGATAGCAGCTTCTTTGAGAATCTTCTTCAGAGGGTCTAGCATGTATGAACACGTAGCGAGGATCATCACAGTCTTACCCCCCTGTATATACCGTTCTATTTCACGGATATACAATTCAGGATTCTTCCATTTCGCGTCAAACAAAGTCACGAAACCTTCGGAATCTTTGGGCCTGTATTGCTTCGGGTATCTGACAGCGACTTTGCGAATCCACGAGTCCGCGTACTCCTGAATCGTTCTGGGGAGTCTCCATGACTGGTTCAACACCCTGACGTATTCTTGTGGAAGCTCGGGTTCAAGGAACGCCTCGGGTGAAGCGCCCGCGAAAGAGTATATGCACTGATCGTCGTCTCCGGCCAAGATAGCAAAATCCATGTGGGACACCCACTGCCTCACGAGCTTCAATTGTACGGGCGTGAAGTCCTGGACCTCGTCGAAGAAACCTACCGCGGGAGATTGAGGAGCCACAGGTACGGACCTGATAGCTTCCTCGATCAGGTCCGTGAAATCCATGTACCCGTTTTCTTCTTTCCAGCCCTCCCACACTCGCGAGAAGTCGAGAAGAGTCTCGGGCCAGACGCTTTTCGGTATCATTCGCGCGCGCTTGATCTGCATCTGTGCGAAAATCTCATCGCCCTGCGTCTTCGATTTCGCGGCCTCTATATCCTCCATCGCCGTCCCTCTCTGGCTGATCTTGTACCCCGGATGCTCCGTGTTGAAATCCTCCGTGAAAAGTTCCGCTATTTTCGGTCGGCCCAGCGCCCGATAACATAGAGCGTGGAGAGTCCCGATACTCTCGCGCGATACCGGCAGTTTTCTTTGAACCAACTCCACGGCAGCGGCTCTTGTGAAAGAAGAAACTATCACCGAGCCGTTATATTCACCGGCAGCTTTCTCAATTTGACGACTCAGATACGTGGTCTTTCCCGTCCCGGGAGGACCGAAAACTCTGTATTCCTGGCCCACAGTACATCACCTCCTTTTCTTAAAACTACATTGCATCAGCCGCGAATCAGTAACATTTGTCACGGGGTAGTAAAATCAGTTACATCAAATCGGCGTTTTATGGTCGGTTATATGACACGTTGGTAAGTAATAGATACTAATTTTCTTTGTTTTATTGTGTGCGAGTGGCTTTTAATCAATAACAGCTCCATTATTTCAGTCGAACCGTCAGAATAACCATTCCTAACCATTCCTAACCATTCCCCTAATCTGTGTTTGGCTATTGATGGGGGTTACTAACTATACTAACGATCTGGAACTAAATCATGAGTAAAATAAAAATCAATGAAAAAAATCCCTATATATAGGGGTTGTTATTAAACTTCAGAAGGCTCGATTTTTTTCTTGAACAGAGAGCGTGAAGTCTTCTTTTCATCGACCTTTACGTTGATTACACAGTTGCTCCACCCCGCTATTCTCAACAACTTACCCACCTGCTTGGTCGTTAGTACGTCACCGCTGGTTACGCGGATGAATTTTCGCATCTCCGACAGTGAAATGTACGTGTAGCCCTCTAGGGAAAAGGGAAAGCCCTCTTCCTGGATCTTCTCTCCGTACTCTTCCACCGACTGCAACGAAACTAAGTTCGTGTTCCTGTGCAGGTATTTTCTTAGTAGGCTGTTTATGAATCCTGCCTCTGTGGACTCCTCACCGACCTCGATCTCTTCGCAGGCGTTTAGGATCAATTGTGCTATGTCCGACCATTCTTCCTTCTTGAACGGTCGAATCACGACCCCGGTAGCGTCGGCGATCTTGATTCTGAATTTCGTTTGCGAGATGATGTCTCCGGCCGATTCGATGCTGATATTCGTGGCCAGAGTCTGAAGCCGGTACGACGGAGGCTCGGAGAGGAACTTCTGGAGCTTCTCGATTCTTACGCCGAGAATCTTTTCCAGCTCTTTGAGTATCTCTTCACGCTCAAGGCTCGCGCCGTTGTTCTCCGCTTCGATCAATGTGACTTTGGCGTTCGCGAGCGCTACCTTTATTTCCGTGGCTCTTTTGCTGTGCGTTTCCAGAGCCTCGTTGATTTTTTCCTGGTACTTCCTTTCCAGCTTCAACTTTTCAAGCGTCCTGAGATAGTAGTCCTTTCGCAACTTCAGATCTGCCTTGTGTTTCCTTCTGTGGGCGATGAGAAGATCCACGATCTCCTGGTCCGTCCAGTCGGCCTGAAACGCGATCGAAGCAAGACTAAAATCGTAAGAACTGGGTGACTGGTCTGAGAGATCCTTCCTGTCGTGGTTCCACGATTTCTTGAATTTCGGCTCGGCGCTCATCAGGGCCTCCCACTTCTCCGTGGGCGGCGCGGCGTCGGGCCGCAGTGCGATCCTCCCGATCTCCGTCTCGACTCTTTCCTTCTTCTCGACCACGATCGCGGGGACCAGATCTTCCGGTTCGTACCTCGTAGTCCATTCTTGCTCGATCAGCTCCACGTCTCGAACGTCTTTCGGATCTTTGAGATTCTTCGTCCCGGGGATTCTCAGAATCCTCGACAGGTCGAATGTCGCGTCGATCACCCAGCCCCGGGCGGTCGCCCTTTCCAACAGCCTGTGGTGCCAGGCTTGACACATCGCCTGAGCCTTGAATCTTTCGTCTTCGTTCTCGAAGATCCACGGTTCTCTGAACAACCACCACGCCTGTATGCCATGCCCCGAATGGATTACGCACGTGGGCGGTTCGGGGAAAAGACTCTTTGCCTCTTCGAGCGAGGCAGGGAGGTTCTCCTTCTTGTGAACCTCGTCGAGAATGTCAATGTCGGCCCAAAATCCAGCGATCCCCGATACCTCGTTCGCGGGGCAGCGGTTCTTCGATCCGTAGTCTTTCGGGCTCAAACCCACGCCGATGTACAGGTCCGACAGATCCCTGTTCTTCTGGGCGAAGCTCTCGATCTTTCCTATATCCTGAAACCAGTTCGATTTCTTTCCTCTTTTCTGCCAGACCAGCACGAACAAATTCTCCGGCTTGAAGCCCCAAAGTTCTTGCAGAAACTCGGTCATAGAATCACTCCTTCAAAGATGGGGCGTGCTTCATTGCACGCCCCTTTCATCCCCTCCCCTTCGATTCAGTTGTCCCAGTCCGGGGCTTCGCCGTTCTCTATTGCCACGGTCTCGAGCATCGGTCTGATTGATTCCGTGAAAGCATCGATCTTCGTGCAGACTGCCGGTTCAAGCTGTTTCACTAGCGCGAATGCCGCTTTGGAGTAGGTGATCCCCTCGCCACTCTTGGCCTTCTCCAGGGTGATTCTGGTCACTGCGTGAGTGTACTTTATACCCTTGCTGGCCAGTCTCATGAAATACTGCTTCGCGGGCTTGATGCTTGTGGGTGGCAGCGTGAGAACCAGCGGCAGGATGTCGTTTTCGCGGACGATGAAGAGCTGTCTCATCTGCTTGCACGCCTGACCCTTACCGTTGTCTGCCGAACCGAACTGAGCGAGCGGACACTTCGAGCAGTAACCTCCGGGGTTCCCCTGACCGACTTCGCCATCCACCGAGCTGCACTGTGGCGGGTTGTTCTCGCCGTTGAACTTCTCGGGCCAGTAGGCCCTAGCGGTCTTCCAGAAAATGATGATGCCCTCGATCTCCTTCACGCTCTCCTCTCCCTCGAGCGTGGGGACTTCGAACGCGGTAGCTCCGCCCGCCGGGATCTTCACGCGGTCAAGATCGTATGCCGAAACGCCTTCACTGCCGAGGTTTTCCTGGACTATTTCGACGATGTCCGAATCTCCCTGCAACACAAGATACTTGCTTTCCACAACTTCAATAGCGGTAGTTGTTTCTTTCTTCATTGCATTCCCTCCCTATGCCTTTACAACCCGTAGGCTGGTTTTCTCGGATACTTTCAACACTTCTAGCAATTCCTGTGAAATAGCTTCCTTCAATACTTCTTCGAGGCTCTTCGAATCGGCGTCTTCATAGAGCCTGACCTGCTCGCGCACGTAGGCTGAGAGGCTTTGACTGTTCACGGTCTCGCTCACGAGGTCTGCCAGCCCGTTGGCTTTCAGGATCTCCATTGCCCGGGGATTGCTCTTGTCGACCGAGGCCCAGATCTGGCTGTGGACATAAGGCTTCCAGTCTCCGACCTTCATGTTCTGAATCCCCGCCTTCTCAAATTGCTCGAGCACGAACGGCTCGAGTTCGCTCAGCTTTTCCTTGACACTCGCGAGCTCGGCTTCGAGCTTCGTCTTTTTCGCGTGCAGGTTCACATACTGCTTGACTTTCGTCATATTCATGTCTATTCCTCCTTCAATTCAGATTCATGATTCTATAAAGTAACTTTCTCTGTGAAACGATATAGATAGGGAAATACGGCGAATCTCTGAATGGGCTACCTGTGTATACCTGAAGAATAAAGTTCATTTTCGGTTTCCTCCAGTTCGTGCTCGAAAGCGAAATCCCCGGTATCGAGTATGTAAACCCATCCCGGTTCCACATCTTCGATTCTGACCAACCGACCGTTCAGCTTCAGTATTTTCCCGATTTCAAATCTGGGTGCTTCCATCTCACACCACCCTGTCGAGAATGCTTCGCACAACATCTCTCTTCTTTTTCAATGCTCCGTACACCTTCTCGTCTATCGTGTCTTTCATAAGCAGATGGATATAGACGACCTCTCTTTCCTGCCCCGGTCTGTGGACTCTCGCCCTCGATTGCTCATAATCTCCGAGACTGAATCCGAGCGAGTAGTAAATGCAGTACCTCGCGCGGACCAGCGAGATGCCCAGGCCACCGGACTGGATCTGAACCACGATCGAGTTGAACTTTCCGTCCTGCCAGTCCTTCAGTTCATTTGCCGAACCCGACAGCTCCGCACAGGACCGCCCGGCCTTCTCGAAAGTCTTCTTGATCGTCCTGATATCGTGCCGAAATCTGGCGAACACCGCGACTGGTTCTTCAATCTCAATGTCTTCGATAATGTCTGCCAGAAGCTCGGCCTTGCTCGTGTCGATCTCGACTTCGTCCCTCTCGTCTGTGGTGACGTACCCCGAAGTGACTTGCTGGAGTCTGAGAAGTCTGGTAAGCGCATTCGCGGCTGTTACTTCGCCCTTCTCCACATCAGTCCAGAAAATTTCTTCCAATTCCCGGTAAGTTTTCATTGCTTTGGGCGTAAGCTCGGCCTTCCTGTAAACGTCCATGTACTCCGGGAGTTGGATCACCGATTTGTCAGCCTTGTACGCGATGGAGAAGAACTTCCTGTTCATCTCCTCCTCGTTCTGCCAGCCTATGACCTCGTGGCCCTGAAAGCCTCCCGTGATCGCGTACCGGTTCTTGAACGCCACGAACGAAGTGCCGAATATCCCGGTGTCGAGGAAGCGATACTGAGAATAGATATCCATCGGACTGTGGGGCATGGGCGTTCCGGTCAAGGCCAGCCTGTACTTTGCAGTGCGACCGAGCCTGGCCGCGAACTTCCCGACCTGAGATCCGGGGGTCTTAATTCTGTGCGACTCGTCGAGAATCACGAGGTCGAATTCCTGTTTCATTGTCCATTCACCGAACGGCTTTCGCCAGAGAGAATCGTAGTTTATGATCACTACCGCTTGCTGGCCCTTGATTCTTGCCAGCTCGAGAAACTCTCCGGCCTTGATCGTCTTCTTCTCGACCGTGCCTTTCTCGCTCGTCAGGTCCAGGCATACAATGACTCTCGTCTGTGGGCTGTGGATCTTGAACTGGTCGGGCCAGACTGCCCCGACCGACTTCGGGCATACTATGAGCGTCTTCTTATGGTTCCGGTTGACCACCAGGTCCACGGCTACTTTCGACTTTCCAGTGCCCATGCTCATAGCAAGCATCGCCGCTCTGAGATCCTTTGCAAACCAGAACGCCTGTTTCTGGTGCCGCCATGCCTTCGTGAACGACACCGGCACATCGGGCAGGTCGTTCGCGTCTTTGAACGACTGGTTCCTGACTACCGCGTCGGCTGCCTTGAGGAGGTTCATAAAGTCGAGGTCGTATGAAAGGTCTTCCTTGAACTGTTCGTGGATTCTCTTCGCTGTGGCGGGCGTAGCCGGGTAGATCCACCTCTTCGCCTTTCCGCTCCAGTACCCGCCGGGTATCTGCTTGCACTTCTGATACTCGCTGATGCTGGACTTGAGGCCGATCTTTCCGTTCTTGACTATCGCGTTGCTCATGTAGATCACCTCGTGTTATACTTCTTGTGAATATTCAGGTTTCGAGCCGCTCGGCAAAGCGGCTTTTTTCATACGTACTGGCGGGCCAGTTCTCCGAACTCCCGCTCCAGGTCTTCCAGTTCCGCGCCCTTCTCGGCTATGAGATCCTGATAAACCATCTTCTCCACAGGATCTTTCACGGCTTCCTGTCTCTCGATCAGGTCCTTGATTTCGTTCTTGAGCTCCTCGATTCTTCCGCTCATACCGCAACTCTCGAAGGCTTTCCGCTAACCTTGTAACGAACGCCGTTTATGTACCACTGGACGTCGAGCTGTTCGGCGATCGCGTCCTCCCAGACCTTCATTGCCTGCTGGGTGCTAGAGCCTTCGTACAGCGGGTACTCGTTACTTATGATCTCGTGGTACGGTCTCTCTCTTCTGGTCATCTTTTTCTTCCTCCCTCAGTAAGTTTTTTGGCCGCTTTCGCGACCTTCACGATGCGTCTGATCGTCTTAATTTTCCTCAAAAAGACGGCGGAGGCTACATGCCTCTACGCCGTCGTGTTTCGTCCACTGCTTATGAACTGTGATATGCGCCCGGAAACCCATCTGAAACCGGACGCTGCCAGCGGCATAGCCGCAAGTGGAGCCTCCTTTCATGATTTTTGGAACTGATTGTTTCCGACTGCCAGCCGCGATGACTGGCAGTGAGAAAGAATCAGTCTTCTGCTTGCTGGACGAGTTCTTCTACTTCTGCTACCCGGCACAGCTTTTCTGTTGCTGCCTCGATGAGCATTTCGGCTTGCCGCTTGTGGTATGCAATGGCAAGGTCGAACGCCTCAGCTTCAGAAACCAATTGCTCTTCACGGTAATAATCTCCGTTGTCTGTTTGGTAGCGCCTTCTCCCTTTCTTGATTTCGATTTGCTCCACCGCCATTCTGTCAATCTTGCCGAACTCCGCATTAAGAGTCGGGCATACAATGTCACCAATTCCGAACTTCACTTCAATACTTTTCATCTTTCCCCTCCTTTCTATCTCGCTTTCTCACTTCAAAAATTGAGCGCCGGACACATTCCAGCGCCCGAACATAGGTTTAGGAGGTCCTCCTTTCTTGAGTTTTTGGTGCTATCTTTCGAAACTCGTTTCAAAAACCGCCGACAGGGTCTCAAGCTGCCGACGGAAAGGGGGTTGGTACTCAACACAAGGAGGTGTTTCGCAGGTCGGGTTATCTTTTCATTACGGTTTCAAGATTATCGACGATGCCCTGAAGGCGTTCGGGCCTGAAGAGCCGGGCTTTGCCGTATCGTGCGTCGGGCTTAATCTTGTACTGGTTTATCAAGCCGTTCAACACACATGGGTCAATCCCGTTCTTTTTCGCAAACGCCCTGGCGCTGACTAACACGGTGCTTTCCACGTTTATCACTCCTTTCGATTGATATAAAAAAAGGCGCTCAATCAAGCGCCCCACAATAAAAAAAGCGGGATACCCTTGATTCAGCGTCCTTTTGGTACTTATAGTCACACATCAGTCGCTAGGGAACCTCGTCCTCGCTCGTCCTTTTGGATGCGCCCGAACCTGATATGTGTATGTCAAAGATCGTTACAAGTCAATTCTAGTCAGTTGCGTCAAGTAATGCAAAGTTAATTGCAGACAACTATGCACAAATAGGCGCGATTATACACTTCTTTCTATATGTTTCGCCTGATTGCGCCTAGTTTCGTATAGTTGCGCATAGATTTCTAACAATTTGGCACAACTTGGCAAAAAGTGACTATTTTCGACTATGATTTAAGAACCGGGGTTTTGAGACTGGCAGCCCCACGGGACGGCCAGTCGAAAGCTGTACCGACTCCCAAAATCCGGTGACCTCGCAAAACGCCCCAGGTTGAAAGATCTCCGGCGCATGGTACAAATACATACCCGCACACAGAAAAATGCAACCTGAGCGATCCTGGGGGGTGATCTTCTTACTTCTATCGAAGCCAGAGATGCTGCTATAATCTTTCTATGGCCAAGAAAAAACGAGAAACGCAAGAATATGGAACCTGTATGGACTGTGGAAAAAATCTCCACGTCTCCGAAATGCCGAAACAATTTCGCATCTGGATATGCAAGGACTGCCGGGCCGAGCGCAACCGAGTCAGCGCGCGCAAATGGCGTGCAAAGCATAGAAAAAAACGCGAAGTACCTGACTATGGGGCCTGTGTAGATTGCGGAAAAATTCTCCACGTCTCTGAAATGTCAAAATATTTTCGTATCTGGCTGTGCGAAGATTGCAGAGCTGAGCGAAAACGTGCGAGTGGGCGGAGATGGTATGCAGAGCATAGAGAACAAGAACAGGCGAGAACCAGAAAGCGCGACAGAAAATTGAGAGCTGAGAATCCTGAACTCTACAACGCGATACATGGGTACTTCGCCGTTCGCTGGGCGCAAAAGAAAAAAGCCGAAAACCCGGAAGCGTTTCTCGAAGCGCGTCGGCAGTATATGAGAGAATATTATCGGGAGAACAAAGAGAAATTCCGGGAGTATCAGAAACAATTCAAAGAAAAGAACCCTGGCTATCACAAAAAATACTACCAGGAAAAAATAAAAGGGCGACCGAAGCCGCCCGATGATTCTGAAACTGATTAAGCGTCGTACTCTTCGCCAAACTCCGAGAAAAGCCACAGGATGACTGCCCAGCGATCGAAACTGTTTTCGTCACCGTAGGTTTCTACCATTTTCTCCACTTCTTCCCTGTTCAGATCGCCGTTTTCGGCGAGCCACTCGTCAGGGATCAGCTTTCTAGCAGCATCCCACAAGTTGTCTCTGTCAAGTGCCGCCACGATAGCGGGTTCAAGATCGCAGTTGTCCCAGTTCTCTCTTTCTTTTCTAACAATGGAAATCAGTTCTCTCTTTGTCATTTCTACTCCCCCTTTGTTTTCTGTGGAGCCTCCCTTCGGGGAGGCTAGCAATTTGAGCTGTTGCTATTCCACAAAGAACAGTCTGAACTCTCTGTTATTAATGCTGATTTCGTGAATAACTTCAAGAACGAACGAACCCTTCGCTGGGAACTCTTCCTTTTCCCAAAGCTTGGCAATGCCTCTTTTGGTTATTTCCTGAAACAAAGAATACCTTTCCGGAGCGTTTGGAGCCTCCTTAAATCTTCCCTGAAACCACGGCTCAACCTTCAGATTTTCAATGACTTCGATTTCGCCTTCGTAGATAACTTTGTCTAACAGTTCCTCCTTTGCTCTCTCGTTGAATCTCATCTTCCATACCTCCGCCAGTATTATCTCTTCCAGATGCTCTTTCATCGTTCTTTCGTTCTTTGCCAACCATACCTTGTATTCTTTCGCTAGTTCATCCGAAGTTCTGAAAAGGAGCTGGGCCATTTTCAGGCCCTCTCCATAATCTCTGCAATAACCGTTCCAATGTTTTCGCCGTTGTTGGTTCTCTTGTTAATTTCGTCGGCTATGGACTTGTCGTTGCTGTTCTTGAGAAAATCGATTTTCTCTCTGTCGAGAAACATGATGCTTCCTTTGTTTTCAATCCAGTCATAGACACTCTCTTCAACTTCTTCAACCTTTGGGTTATATTCGTAGTGGACTCCGTAATCTCCAACGTGTTCGCCAGCCTTCAGAATTTCTTCTACATCTCTTCTCTCTTTCATCTCTACCCCTCCTCTTTGTGCTTCCTTAACTAAAGTATATCATGATATAATGCTATCTACAATAAAAGTAGAGTAAAGTATAAGTAACGAATCTATACATATGATAAGCAACAAGAAAAGCCCCCCAGCTTTCGCCAGGGGGCGCGGTGCCAGAACACGGGAGGGGTAACTACTTTGTGAATATGGCTTTGGCTATCTCGGCTTCGGGAGCATCAACTGGAAGAGCTGCGGCTTTCTCGTCGTTCTCGAAGATCTCGTCGACGAACCTGTCGATCGCGATGTTCACCGCTATGATAATGATTCTCTCAAGCAGATATTCGAGAAAGTCGATCTTGAAGTCGATCGCCTTTTCGACCAGCTCTTCTATCTTCTTTTTCACTATCTCCTTTATTTCCGTGATGTCCAGGCCCGAATCTTTCAGAAACTTGGCACCCTGTTTCAGGATATTTAGAATCTTTTCAAACACGTCTATTCCTCCTTTATCAGCCACTCAACGGCTTTTGGATTTTGTTTGATGAAGTTGTAGAAAGCATTCGCGATTTTGTTGACGGCACCCTCATTCTCGGTATCCTCGAAACCGAGTCCAAACGAGTCGCCCATCGCGTGGACCAGCTCGTGCAAGAAGGTGCTCTTCAACACCTGCGGTGTGAGCGTTTTGTCGATGTACATGACCAGGTTTCTTCTGTCCGTGAATCCCAGAACGTTCTGGGGTTCGTTGTCGAATTCTTCGGCGCACTCCTGCGTGATTTCGTTGAACATGACTCCCCACTCGAAAGCTCCGAGCTTAATCGTTTTGGGTGCTGGCATCATCCACCTCCCATTCGGGGAATGTATCAAAAATGCGTACAAGTTTTTTAGCGTAGTCTGGATCTGTGGCATAGCCTGCTTTCTGGAGTTCTTCGAAGTACGTTGTGGGTTCATGTCTGAATTTCCAGGCTGTACTATATCTTGGTTCTGTACGTATTTTTACTACATACGCAACCATGCACTGGATAGGAGAGTCGAACGTTTCAAAGCTGTGTGTCTCAGTTTTCCATACAGTATCAAATTCAGTCGTTTCTTTTTCCACACTCCCGGGAATCCAGGGAACGTCCTTGATACCGAACAGATTGTTCCCGACCATATGCCTCCCCCAGCCTGTCTCGAGCGCGGCCTGCACGAGAAGAATGATCGGAGGAAAGTCACAGGCCAGCCCGACGAGAATAGCGTCGCTGCGGTACTTCTCGATGAAGTCGAGTTTTATGCCCATTGGAGTATCAACCTCCATTGTTGAAACTTGAGCTGCTAGGAAAGTTATGAGCAGAACTACGAAAAAACTTCATTTGAACAACCCGCTTAACCATTTTGCAACGAGCTCAAATCCGAAAGTGGAGCTGACTACGGCAAAGATTATTTTCATCAGCAGTCTACCGTTTCTCGCATCTATGGCCTTTTCTACCTTTTCTTCAACTAGGCCGTTATGCAAGTCATCCGAGAGTTTGTCTATCTTATTGCCGAGCTTGTCTACATCCTTTTGAACATCATCCATTTTTGTCAACAGAACAGTTGTATCGGTTTTCATTCGCTCAATATCGTGTGCATATTTGCATTCATCGGCCATGTCTATCACCAGTCCCGTTCAAGTGGTTTATAACTGAGAAACTCTGCTATGATATGTGTGCGGTTTTCTTTTCGCTGAGCCTCCACAATCCAGCCTCCAATAGCTGGGTGGAGGTTCTTTCGTATCAAGTACGGCGACTGCGCCTCGAAGCAACCTGGCTGGAAACACTCGACACCGCGGATGGTCACGTATTCCTTTTGGTGGAAGTGGCCCATCACCACGAAGTCGGGGAGGTTCTCGGCTGTGAAAGACTCCACGAGTTTCTGAAGTTTGTAACTGATCGCGTATGCTTGCCCACCGTCTGGATGGTGCAGCGAGAACCTGAAGCCGTTCCATTCGACGAATGCCTGGTACTCACCCACGATCTTGATATCGGGGCGGACCATCGCGGCCATTTCGAGTATCGAATCTCCCGCGAGCGCGGACCAGGCAAAGTCGTGGTTTCCCACTATCCCGATTGTCTCGATCCCCTCGTCCGGGTATTCCTGGATCAAATACTCTTTCTGCTCTCTCATGCTGTGCAAGAAAAGCTCGTATTCCTGCCCACGATAGATGTTTTTCCCGGCCACCCAGTCGCCCGAGTGGAAAGCCTTCGTGATGCCGCGCGCCTTCAGTTCACGATAGAAGTCCCTGAGCGCGGATATCTGTTGTTTCTTCGAACCGAGATGCGTGTCCGACACCAGCCCGAACCGGCACCAGCCGTCGTCCTCGGATTTCAAGGTCGTCGTCTTTCCGCCTTTCGGGGCCATGAATTCCACAGTCTCGCCTTTCAGCTCCAGCCGCTTCCCCTCGGCGATGAGAGACTGCACGCCCTCTTTCGTGCGACGGGGAGAAGTGTCCAGCTCGTCGGCCAGCTCGGTCAGCGTGGCTACCCGGCGTTGCTTGAGTATGTCGATGATCTTCGAGGCTGGTTCTTCCGTGGGTTTTGAGGCTGGTTTTTCTTTGTGTTTCGGTTTGATACGCGTCTTCCCCGTCAGGGCATAGGTCCTGAGCCGTATGCTCTCCGAGGTCCTGGGCTGGCAAAGTTCGTCTTTCTGGAACTCGGCCGCGATCTCCGGGTACGTGAGCCCGCGGTTTCGCAGTTCGACAGCTTTCTTTTCTTCGTATTCCGTCCACGATTGATTGTTCATATCAACCTCCCTAGAAGCGCACGAGCAACAGCATAGCAAACCCTAGAGCCGCGCCGATGAGTGTCGCCACGAAGTCTAACAGCTCAGGCGTCCCTTTCTTGAGCCACCAGTCCCAGACAACCTCTTTCGTGGCCCCGGCTAGAACAGCTATCGCGAACCCAAGCCATGCGTTGCGCATTATGAATCCAAATATGAGCGCGAAGAAGAATCCGAATCCTGCATGCACTACTTTGTCCACGGTCTCACCTCCATCATTCCTTTCAAGTTCCAGCCGAACACCTTGAACTCCAATCCATCACCTTCCGCCCTGTATGCGTCAAGCTCGAACCAGTTGCCGTCGTAGCCGTGCAACGCGTCTTCGAGACAGTAAGCTATGTTGAAAACAAGCGGAGAGAGAATCGCTTTCTGCATATAGTGTTGATATTCGTGTCTGAGTACCCTGCTCGTCGTGGGAGGGTCGGTAGGGTTGATATAGATGATAGGCAACGCCCAGTGAAGACAACCGGCGGCACCGTTATGGGCGAACTCTTTCTCAATCACGACTGGTGGAGCGTTCAACATATAGAGTTGGAGCCCGGAGTTGCCGATTATGATAATTGCCAGCAAGGAAAGAAAGACTGTTAAAATAGGGTTGTGGTACAAGCTCTCCATGATGTACCTCCAAAGAGAAGAGGCCGCCCCGGCAGGTGGCCTCTTCGTATATCTACTTTTGCTCTAGCTCTTTGATTCTCGCTTCCAGTTCCTTGATCCTCTGGTCTTTCGCCTGGTTCTCCGTGACCGCTTTTGCAATCATTCTGTCCAGAGTCTCAAGGCCAAGATTCATTGTTCCCACTAGAGCCATCTTAAAGTTCTCATAGTTTCTCTTCAGGTCGTTCAAACTATTCCCTCCTATGTCAAAGTCATTTCACATTTCAGAACATCTCCATTCACATCTCGAATATAGAGATAGTATTTGCTATCCCCCGAATTTCTCCATATCCAGATGTTCGATGCCGGGCAATCTTCAGCGTCCGTCCAAGTGCTGAAAGACGGGAGTTTAGCCGTGGGCGAACCGCTCGTCCCATACCAGTACGGGATAACCTGCTCCAATGCCGAGTCGGTATAGAACCAGCCTTTAGAAGAGGCCTCGGCCTCACGGATGAACGAGAGAATCCCTCCGGCAAGATTGGCCCCCGAATTGTTGTATGCGTAGAAACCTAGCTGGACGTGCGCACCACTGGAAAGATTCGAGCCGGTCTTAGCATAGATGTTAAATCTCGCCATATTCGAGTAGTTGTCGAAACGATTCTGAAGTTCCAGATACGAATGGTACTCGTCGTCGGTAGTGTTCAGGGCGTACCCGACAGCCAACACCTGACGGTCAGGGTCGCTCCCCCACCCTGTCAGGGCTTTGAACTGAAGATAGTACCTCGTCAGGTTTCCTGCCACTTCCGTCGTGGTGTCCCCCAGGGAGATGTTCGAGTCCTCGAACTCTATAACGTTGTCTCCTGCGCCAATAACTAAATCGCCTTTGATTTTGACCTCATCGGCAGAGAGCCTGACGTAGTTCGTGCCGTCTGTTACGTAGATTCCGTCGAACGTATCGCCGACAGGGCCAACGTCAGCTCCTATCTGTATCTGAGAACCGACCTTTATCTGACGACCGACCGAAAGATCCAGAGCCACATTGATGTGGTTTGCCGTGATTGAGTTTACGGCTATGTCATCGCCCGTGGCTTGAGTCGCATAGACAGCGTTTGCAGTTGACATTTCCCTGCGATCAGAAGCATTATTCGCATAATCGGTCGCCCTGACGGCGTAGATATATTTTCGCCATTGCGGATAGTTCGGGTCGTCCGAGTCTGTTATATGATACTCGACGTCTTTGTCTACGAAGTCAGTGCCTTTCACGGCGGCAAGGAACGTCCAATTTGCACTGAAAGCGCCGCCGTCCGAGGTCTGAACCTTTCGATAAAGATAGTATTGCTCCACGTCCGAGTCATACACCTGCGACCAATCGACGTGAATCAAACCGACTCCACCGACCGCCGAGATGCTCCCGGGGATTGCCGGTGCCGTGGTGTCGTAGAGAATAGTCTCGCTGTCAGAAGTCGACCAGTCGGAACGAAGATTCTCGATATCCACAGCCCTGACCTGAACGTAAACAGTGTATGAAGTCCCCGACACCCACTGATTTGTGACCTCGATCACCAGCTCGTTGTTGTTCACGAACCCGGCGTTGTACCAAGTTGCACCATTGTCGTAGTTCCATTGCACCTCGTACCCGATCAGGTCCTCCTCGGTGTTCGCGTCCCACGTGGCCTTGACATAGCTTCTATTCTTGACCGCGAAGGCCGTGAGAGCGAGCCCCGTAGGAGTTGCCGGAGCCGAACCGTCACCGAACTGTGGTTCGTAGGGTATATTCGTTCCCGGACCGGTGATCGAACCTGGAGGCGCCGTGTACTCGAACCCGGAGGCTCTGTCGCTCCTGAGCGTGACCGTCAGATCCCTGTTGCGGTAGTCTATGTCTATCGCCCTGACCCACGCTCTGTGTGAAAGACCCGTCGAAGCATCGACGATGTTAACCTTGTCTCCGACGCTCCAGCTCAAGCCAAGTGAGAAGTCCGCGAGCGGCACGACTGCTTCGAACTTGTCGTTGCCGTTTTCGTACAACCACTTCGCCAGAGACGAAGCCCAGACCTTCGAGGAGATCAGATCGTTCGAGACCTCCCTCTCCGTGTTGAAACTACCCGCGTCGTGAATCACTTCCAGATAGTTCTCCACGACCGGCTTCCCCTCGATAACCAGCTTCGTGACGTTCTTGTCAACGCCCGAGCTGTTGTCTATCTGGAGATACATGAAGTCCGGGTACTTCAGAACGCCGGAGTCGAAGTTCGCGTCGTACACGGTCTGATTGAGTGTCAGCCCGGAGTCGAATTCTTTGGCCGCGTCAACGGTTGCGTAGTCATCTATCTCAATGGCCGGAGAGTCGAACTTCGCGCGCCACTGGTCGTCGGTGATAGCGTTGCCGTTCTCGTCCTTGCCGGTCGGCAGTCCGTCACTTGTGACCACGCCGGACCAGGTGAAGACGGGCTCTTTCTCGGTCTTGACACTGCGGTTCTTCGATTTGACAATGACTCGATCGCCCTCGCTCGGCAACCATTGAAGAGAGTCTATGTCTTTCAGTTTCGAGACTGTGATCGTGCCGACTGTGGACGTTGACCAGGTGGCCGCGAATCCTGCCCGAAATTGGAGGACCCCCGACTCGTCGAACCACATAGACCCGCCGCACGAATCGACGATCTCCTGAAGCCTATCCGTGAGTTTGTCTTTGACCGAATACAACGCGTACCCCACGACCGCCTGAGTCGTGCCGCCGGAGGTCGCAACGAGTATGCTGTCGAGGCTATGACTGCCCGAACCTATGCCTCCGCAAGTCTCCACGAGCCACGTCAGAATGTCGTCCGCGGTCGATCCGATGAACATCTTGTCGTCGCACTTGAGCTTCTGAAGCTGCTTCATCTTGTCGAACGCTTTGATTGTGACTGTTCGACCATTTCTCGTGAGAGTCGGCTTTTCTGCGTAGCCTGTAAACTGTTTCGTTGAATCTACCCACACTTCCACGAGCTGGCCTTCAATGTCGAGGTTCGAGATGGTATAGGCAAGATTCGTGTTGTCTATATCGAAGCTGCACTCGTTCGGAGAGATCCGACCGTGAAGGACGTCGTTCTTATGAACAACCGGCCCGGAGACTATCCGGGCCGATATGTCCACACTATTGAGGTTGACCTGAAAACTCATGTGGCCACCTCCAGGAACTCAAGCGTTTCTTCGTACATTGCCACGCCTTTGATCCACTTTTCTTTGTACTCGTAGTTCCCGATCAGTTTCACATTCACGGCAGACTCCGAGTCTATCTTCAAAGTCGCCGCGGTCTGCCTGTATGATTCCAGCGTGGTTCTGTCCGACTCGGTGAAGAAGAGAGGTATTTTGTATCTCTTCACCGTGCCGTCACAATAGTGATATGCCGAACCGTCGGGCGCAATGTTTATGACCTCCACCGGCTCGATCACTCTGGTTCTGTATGGGTGCTTGTATTTCTTCGGGTACACCGTGAAACTGAGAGATCCTATGTCAACTGTCATACTATCACCCTACCTGCAACTGAACGCCGCGATCGCGAAGGTTCTTGTAGATGAGATCTGCGAACCGTCGGGCGCTTTCGTCGTCTTCTGTGAGAATGTCGTTTCCCCTGAACTCGAAGTGGTAGTTGTTCGTGATGTGCTGGGAACTCCCTGCCTGGAAGACCTGCCCTGTCGTGGACTGTGGAAGCTCGATATCTTCCATCCTCTCCGGGATGGTGCGCTTCATGCTCTGCCTCTGATCCTCTGTTAGGAGAGGACTGAACAGACCACCTATGAACGGCAGAGTGCTTAACCAGGTGAAAATTCCATCGACGAACAGGACTATCTGGTCCGCGATATACGAGATCGTAGCACCGAGCCAGCCTAGAGCCTTGAAGAACGGTTGGAGAACCAGGAGGCCCTGACCGAAGAGATTGAACGTCAGGGCGAAGACTCTGCCTATGCTGACCAGCGCGTCGCCGAGAGGTTTCAAGAGGTTGATGATCGGACCTAGTATCTCCATCACACCTGTGAGAATCGTTGAGATCGGATTCAGGAGCATGTTGATAGCTTCGAGGTTCACGACCTGATTCAACAGACTCATGGCAAACATTTCACCCGCTGTGGCTAAATTGCCCACAACATCTGTGAGTCCTTCCATGCCCGGCCTCAGTTTTGCAAATACAGAGACCAGCTCGCCGGTGTTCTCGTCAACCTTGAATATCTCGGATGAGTCACCGACTATCGAGCTGCGTTCAATCTTCTTCTTGAGGTCTCCGAGAGAGTCAGAGAAACTGTCTGTCAAATTCTTGAGATATGTCATTCTTTCCGTGTACTCTCCGAGCTGGATGGTTCCTTCCATGAACTGTTTTTCAAGATCGTTCATCGCAGTATCAAGGAACGCAAGCTGTCTATTGACGTTCTCTATCTTGCCTTCACTGAGAACCTCAGAGATTTGATTGATTTTGCGATATCCCCTGAACATGGCGGTCATGAAGTCTTCTACTGTATCACCTGTATCGCTCGTAGAAAGAGTCAGACCGTCAAGCTCACTTTGCAGTTTGTTCAGATTGTCTAGCGGCGCGTCGATGTCAAGACCTATTGTTCTGAGCAAGTCTCCGAGTACGTTCTTAATCATCCCGAAGTCTTTCTTTGCGGTCTCGGCATAGTCTCCGACCACACTCATAAGGGTGTTTAGAATTGTATCCCACCATGTGAGCGGACCACCACCAATACTGCCAACGTCTATCTTCGTTGCCGTGCCTGTGGCAAACCGAGCTATTCCACCGTCTGCAAAGCCTTGAGCATTGATTGCTTTCAAGAACGGTAGCCACTTTTCGGTTGACTTCGCATTGACTACGAACTCACCGTTCGAGAGTAGGGCGGGTATTCTATCCTCTTTAGGACCGCCCGGGCCTGAGATGTAACCGCCTTCTGCTTTCCCAGGTATCGGCACAACTATCTGTCTCATGTTCTCGATCATTTGAGCCGTTGCTGCAAGATCATCTGCTGCATCGAGTATCGCATTTGATGACGCCTCAAGGGCATGAGCATATTCGAGCACGGCCATATAGTAGCTCTGTTCAAGTTCGCCCATCTGATTGAGTTCGACTTTCGTCGGGAATGTATTGTAAAAATTTCCGAGTGCTTCATCCACAGTGATGAGCCACGTTGCAAGATTGTCTGCGGGTCTGTCAAGAGTCTGATCGAGCTTTTCAAGTGCGCCGATAGTCTTCTCCATCTTCTCAGATACAGGAAGATCGACGAATTCAGGGAACAGGACAGCGTCCACAAGATCTTTCACAACATTTCCTATGCTGTCAACAAACTTTTCAACTTTGACGAGCATGAGAAGCTCGAATGTCAGCACCCCCGCGCTCGGACTGCCGAGAAACGCTCCTATCCCCATACCCACGGCAAGGGCGGCAACGAACCTTGCCCCTATGTCCTGCCACTCGGCCTCGCCTGTTGAAAGATCCTGCGCAACTTTTAACGCAACCATCACACCGAACGTCCCGAAAGTGAGAGGCTTCAATCCCGCGAAACCCATTGCAGCAACAAGAAATGGGGTAAGTGTAGCAATTGGAGTCATGAGCCACTTTGCAGTGAAAAACAAAGGAATTGCAGTCCCAGCAACTTGGCCAACTTCTTTTGAGCCTGTCATTTCTGCAATTACTCCAGCAAGCGCACTCTGAATTATGTCAAGAAGATTGAGGCCCGCTTTGATTCCAGCACCTATGAACTCACCCAATTTTACGCCAAACGAAGCCGTGGTTTCATAGAGTTTTATATCCTCTGCGCTCATTTCTACGCCTTCCACAGCCCTACGAAGGACTGCTCCTACATCTTGAAGCCATTCGGTTGCGGCCCCTATCCCTTGTTTGACCCAATCAACTAGCCAAGTCGCACCAGAGACTGCACCCGAGAGGATCACTTTAATGTCATCCCCGAGGTTTACTTTCATCTCTCCGGCTTCGCTCATACCGATCTGCTTTCGTACCCAGTCGGCAAATGTATGTACCGGACCTTCCGCAAACCATGTAAGACCATCCCACGCGGCAGAGCCAATAGAGCCGAAGCCCCGGACTAACAAGTCTTTCCAGGTGACTTCGACCTCATCATCTATGCCCGATGATTTCTTTATTCTGTTTTTCAGGTCCTCAATGAAAGTGCTCTGTGTGACTTTCGTCCAGAGCCACTTGACGGCTTCCCACTTCATTGAGAATACCTTCGCGACTCCCTTTGCGAATACTCCTATATCTCCAATATCAAAACCCGAGTTATCGTCTCCGTTTACTTCAACATTTATTTTCGGTCGGATCTGATCTGCGAGCCAGTCGAGCCCGAATGAAGCCTTCTCAGTGAGCCAGACAAAGCCCCTCCACTGCCACGATGCAATGTTAGCTATCGCACTCACAACTACATCCACGATGCCCTGATCTACTTTCTGTTCATCGTCAGCACCGAGATCAATCTTTGGGAGTTTGTCGTCTATCCACTTCACACCTTCCCAGATTGCCGTGCCTGTTACTTTCGCAACATTGAGAATGATGTCAACCGGTGTGGTGCCTAGCTGCTCTTCAGTCCACTTCTTGAGCGCTTCGTATCCGAGAATTATCGTTTCTCCGGTCCATTTCAAACCGAGCCAGCCTAGACCTCCGAAGACTTTGGCAACTTCGATCAGGATATTTGATGTCGCTCCATACTTGTCAAGGCCAAGCTCCGAATAGACCCAGTTTCTGAGAGTGTCAAAACCTATCGCAATCTGTGAACCTACCCATTTGAGACCTAGCCAGCTAACGCCACCGATTACCTTTCCAACTTCAACCGTAGTCTCAATCACAGCAGGGAGGACATTGTCCTTAGCCCACACAGCAACATCATATGACCATTCACCGAGTTTTACCAACCCTTGCCAGGCTACCCCGCCAAACAGTTTAGCAACTTCGATTGTGAGTTCAAAGCCTGTTTCTAGCCCTTCGGAAGCCCAATCATAGACTTCTTTGGCACCAATAGCAACCTTCTGGCCTACCCATTTCAAGCCATCCCACGCTGCCGTGCCAACTACTCTGACCATATCAAGGAAGATTTCAGGGAGCGTTGCGGTTTCTGGGAGATCAAGTTGATCTCTCACCCAACCTTCTATCACTTTGATACCGAGAACTATCTTTTCTCCAACCCACTTGAGACCAGACCATATGATAGAGCCGAAGACTTTTGCAATCTGTATTGTTTGTTCAAAGCCTGTATCTATTTCACTTTCTGCAAAGTCTTTGATAAGAACCGCAAGATTAACTGCTTTTTCACCTATCCATTTTAAGCCGGACCAAATCACCGAACCAAACACTGATGCAACGTTGATAACAGTCTCAATACCAAGCGGTACATATTTAAGAGCAAAATCATAAATCATCTGTGCAGTAACTATTGCTTTCTCTCCGGCCCATTTGAGCCCTTTCCAAACCATACCACCGAAGACTTTAGCTGCATTGATTACAACCTCTATTTCATCTCCAAATTGAGATTTTACCCAGTCAAAGACTATTTGCGTACCTAGCGCGATTTTTTCTCCTACCCATGTAAGACCATCCCAGACAACACCGCCCGCAATCTTTGCGGCATCAACGACGATCTCAAGCGGGGACTTCCCAAGTGCAAGCTCTTCGAGCACCCAGTCTTTGATAGTTTCGTATGTGACGGCTATCTTTTCTCCAGCCCACTTCACGCCTTCCCAAACCAGAGATATAGCCCATGTGGAGGCTGAGACGAGACCGTCTTTGAGTTTTATAAATATAGGCTCAATCACTTTCCAAACGTGTTCAACCGTCCCCTGAATCCCGAACCAGTCGTGATCCCATGCAACACGAAGGGTGTACAAACCAGCAATTAAGAGTGTGGGCCACGAGAATATCGTCTTGAACACGCCTACAATCAGATGACCACCAGCCACAACTATCTGTGAGAGCAAGCTCCATGCAGTGCCAGCAACCTTGAGCGTCAGGAACGCAGCACCTACACCTACAACAGCCTTGCCGAACGGCCCGAGTTCTTCGTATCCTGCCTTGATCGTGTCTTTTAGTGTCTTGAGAATGTCGGTCGGTTTCTCGATCTTCGAGCTGAAGCCTTCCATCCAGTCAGCGGCTTTTTGAATCAAGGGGTTGAACGACTTGCCCAGGACCTCCCCGACATCTCCAAGCGCGGACCAGAATCTCTTCATCGCCACCTGCGTTGTGCCTGAAAGCTGCTCGGCAAAGCCGTCATACTTCTGAATCACGAGGTCGATTGCTGCACCACTCTTCAATTGTTCTTGCGTCAGTTCTCTGAGAAACGGGAGAGCTTCTCCAAGTTCACCCGTCAATCCCGCCTGAGTCTTTGCCAGGTTCTTCATGGCGCTGTTCAGATCCATCCCCGTCACCTGCGAGAGGAGGGCCGCCGCGGTCGTGGCGTTCTCGATCTTCTCCTCCGTGATTCCGAGCGAGAGGCCCAGAGCCGCGACGGATTGGTACGTCTCGTTCCCTATGCCCGTGAGGTGCTGGAGATTGCCCGACAGTTTTGTGACCCTGTCGTATGTACCCTGCGCGTCTCTCGTGAACCTCTGCGCGGCGATGGAGAGTTTCATCATCGCTTGCTCCTGCTCGCCCCACAACTCGATAGACTTCTTCAGTGTGGCGACGACAGAGACGGTCCCGAAGACTCCCATAAGCGTTCTGCCAATATTCTTGATTGTATTATCAAACGAGGCAGCCTGAGTCTGCATCGTCTTGATTCCGTCTGTGAACGGCCTCGAGTTCAGGCCAACATCAAAATTCAGTCCTTCGAAAGCCATAGTCATCACTCCAAAAGAAAGGAGCGCTCAATCAAGAACGCTCCCTCTATTCTGGCTTGCCTGTTTTGCCCTCTCCGCTTCGCGCCTTTCGAGCATCGAGATTCCCGTCATTCCGTAGAGATAGACCAGCTGGTCCTCTCGTTTCAGGTCTCTCCACTCCTCGAGCGTGAGGCCAAACTTCTGTATGCAGAGCATCACTTTCAGAGCTTCAGGGACATACTCCTCTTCGTACTCGAATCTGTCCCAGTCATACCAGTCACGTACCCGGTATTCTAGCTCTTGCTGGGCAAAAAATCCAGCGCCTTGATATCACTCCCGATTTTGTTGAGCTGATTTGCGGTGAAGCCCAGATCTTTGAGAGCCTCCTGAAACTCTTCTATCTTCTCGATCCCGAACTCCTCGACCATATCGAGACAGATCATGATCATGAGTATCGAGATATCGCTGCTTCGCTTCTCGACTGCTTTGCGGTATTCTCCGTCGGTGTAGTCATATACCATGCCCCAGGCATAGTTCGGGTCGTTCTTCGCCTGCTCGATCGAGAGCCCTTCGTCGATGAACTCTTTCCCGTTGTTCTTGTTTATGAGCCGCATCGTTTTTGGGGCCTCGGGAACGGGGAACTTATCTTGATATTGTTTCAGCACAGGGTGATCCCCGAGAGGATAGATTTCAATTCTCGGATACTCAACGACCATCTCGCCCTCTTCGTTCATGCGCGTGACCTTGATTTCCGAGTATCCGTGAGATCTGAAGTATCCCTTCTTGCCGGGATCCTTCATCATCTCTTTGAGATTAAACTTTTCTGCTTTTTGAACGTCCGTCTTTGGCTTGTTGCTCAAATCTTTTCCCTCCTTTTCTGATCTGCTTCCACGCTATTCTTGCGAGCTTTTCCGGGTACTCGCCCCAGGCCAGCTCGTCGTTTTCTATCGAATTCGTTCTCGCCTTGATGGTCTGCGCGAAAGTCGCACACGCATAGACCTGTTCCCACTGATCGAAGAGCGCCCACG